GGTCTCTCCTTTATTCATTTCAGGCTAATTTTCAAGCTAAGTGGTATCTCCAACTTTCTTCAAAATCTTACCCATATTCCAGGTCTCAGCTTTAACTGTAAACACTAATCTATGAGATTCTCTATGACCAATTATTTTATTTTCTAGCAATTGTAAAGAGGTAACATCATAAAATTTACCATCTGGTAAACAAACTTGAACCCTTGCATCTTGAGCTGCGGGTGATTTCATCATCTTATCTAACACTTGTCTTAATAATCTTCCATTCATTCTGACTTGCAATATATCCTATAATTTATATAATTCAACCATGGGAGTACCAAAAAAATTAACGGCAATGCAGATCAAATTTGCTAATCTAATCGTGTCAGAAGAGGGTAGAATGACTGCAACAGATTGTGCGATAGCGGCTGGATATGCTGAGGATTCAGCTCACGTGACCGCCAGTAGATTACAGGATCCAAGACATTACCCTTTAGTTGTTGAATATATAGGCAGTAGAAGATCAGAGCTGTTAAAGAAATATGATATAACTTACGAGGGACACCTTGCAGAATTAGGTAAATTAAGGGATGAATCAAGAAAGAATAAAGCCTGGTCTGCTGCTATAAACGCAGAGGTAGGTAGGGGTAAAGCAGGTGGTTTACAGAACAATAATGAGATACATCTTCATAAACATGAGAATACCTCACAAGAGGATATAGATGCGAGAGTAAAAGAAGCTCTTAAATTTTATCAGCCTATCATTGACAAGGATGCCCAGATAGTTACAGCCGAGTTATCTTCTTCACCCACTGACGAGGAATCATCGTCCGATCCCCAAAAGTAAGACCATCCTCGTCTTTATCGTAAGATGCAAACAGCTTGATAGATTTCTTATCTTTTGAATACAGCCAACCCTCATTTACTGGCTGTGCTAATCTCATCTTATCAAACTCTTTATCTGTGGCCCAACCACTATCACTAACGCAATCGATCCATTCGACCCTCACTCTTGGATAGGGTATCTCTGGAGAGCTGTCGGCTGCTATTCTCTTACGTCTTTTTTTGGGCATATCTGGTTATACACCCTATAGAACTTTTTTCTAGGAGACATTTTTCAATAATTCATTTTCATACGCGCGCGTACGGAAAATTTGTAACATTTGAAAAGTCAATGTTTATGCGCATTGTAACACGTGTAACATGGCTATGTTACAATTTAATCTTAAATAAGTGGCTTATATCAATACTTATTTAACATTGTAACATATATAGCGTTGTAACATGGTTTTGAAAATAAAAATTTATTTTTTTATCTCTAGGAAAAAACTCTATACGATACAATCAGTTTAAAATTATTTTAAGTTCTCGTAATATTTACTGACTCTACCCAGCCATTTATATTTATACTGCCTGAACTCCTCATCAGATACCTCAAACTTCTGAAAATAGCCATCTTTTGAACACATTAACACCACACCCTGTTGGATTTCGGTCTGATATGTATAGTTGTGCGCCATCGCATAGGCAGCTAATTGAATAAAATAGTCCTCTATCCATTCTCGTTTTTTTGGCTTGTTAGTCTGTTTGAAATCTATTATGCTTTCGCGCTCATTATAGATACCCACCACATCGGTCTGTCCTGCGTATAAATCTGGGTACCATAAAGTCACCTCAGACCCCCATACTTCGCTCAAAGAGCCCTTTATACCCTCATCTATCACCTTTTGTGCCATCATGGTCGCCTCTTGCCCTACATCGGTCAAATCAGCGTGTTTCTCGCCCAATAAATAGTGCTCTAAAAGGGTATGCATAGCTGTCCCACGTGAGGCTGCCTGGTCCTTGATCCTCGTTGCTTCCTCCTTGCCAACCCTGGCCTGCCACGCGGCTAATGAATCCTGCTTTTCTTTTGATTGGGTTCGTGATAATATGGTCGTAACAGATGGTAATTTTTGGTCATCTACTGCGTAGTGTCTTCGACCCATGACTATCTCTCTTTGAGATTTTGGGTAAGTAAATTTGTTATTCCATTTTACTGGCTTACCAATGTTATGATATTCTTCTAAATCCTTATCTTCCATCATACGCCACAAAGGCCCTCACATTCGTTGTTAAATAGATCTAATTGTTCGTCCTCACGTTTTACATGAAACACGACCTCATCTAGATTTTTACAGGATCGATGCATATAATTTTTTATCTTATGTTTATTGTTTCTCATTCTTTTATCAAATTCAACTGCAGCTGCAAATTCATCTGGTCTATTGTTTTTCATATCCAACCAAAAAGAATCATCATGATAGGGGCATCCGATGCAGGAGGATTTAGCAGGTGTCTTATAATCCTTACCATTGTACCATTCGATACAATCCTCCCTTGACATTTTATTTTCAATCAAGGGCCATCGATTCTTTTGCCACCAGAATCTTGACTCTTTTACTCGGAATACCTCATCGGTTGATATACCGACCCAGGTTTCAACATATTCTGTTTTAGGAAATCTTGCATACTTTTTAAATCCAAGTATCTCTCTAATTTTAGATGCAATCGGGGTTATCTTGTACTCTCTCGTGCATTGTCTACGACCCATACCTTTCTTACCTTTTTCATTAATCGTAAAAAAAGGCACAGATACAAACTTACCATTGTCCGTCGCTTTTAATATATCCTCATTAAGATTACCCGCCTTACAAATATATACAGGAAAAGACAATTTTGATTTTAGATAATTCAAATGATCGATTACTGGTTTAGGCTCCCAACCGGTATCAGCGAAGATAGCTGCCGTTGGTTTCTCGCCAAAAGCTCCTTGATCCGCCATCAATGCCATCGTGGAGCTCTGTACTCCTGCACCCAATGAAAGTATCCTAGCTAATGGTTTTTTAATCATCTTTAAATTTATTTATAACATAATACACAACTATGGCACCAATAAATATGGCAACCATACCATAAAAGAACATACCTATTCCAAAAGCAGATGTCATTTATTCCTAAAAATTACTATCATTAATGGTTTTATGTAACCTATCTTATCTGGATCGTCCTCGGTTCCATCATCATGACCAAATTTGAAACCTCTTACAGGTTTTTTTAAAAATCTCACTTCACAATTAGGATTATGATAAATGTGATCATGAAAATATTTAGTATGGGTAGCTGCAGGTAATAAAAAAACTCCGGTAAAGTTTTTAGTGTGGTAAGCTTTCTCCACAAACTTTGGTATCTTCATATCAAATAAAGGATGTATATATGCAACCTCACCACTCCAATCTTTGGTCAAACAATCATCATCAATGGTGTAATATCTCGGCAATAAATGATTCTTATCTGATGCACAACAATCGATTGTAAAATCAAATTCTTTTATTAATTCTGACCAGATATCTTTGGGTGTTCTCAACCATTTCATTTCCTTTGCAGAAAAAGTTAAATTTGCTTTTCTGGTTTTATCTATTCTTCTTGTTCTCATTTATTATTAGTTATTATCCATCTTACAAACCCTGTGGTAGGATCGAAGCTATCGAACTCTACTTTGGCACAATTAGTCAAGGTCAATAAGACTATCAATATTAAAATTTTTTTCATTTATCTTTCTCTTTATCTTATAGTTAGCGATATCGATCACCTTGGCTTTTAGCTTATCCTTGGTGATATGTGAATAGTGTTTTATGATCTTGTTTATGGACTCTATCTTTACATGGGCATAGGGCTGTATCAATAGACAGACATAATATGCATCTCTGGATTGACATCGCCAACGCCATTGTTTTTTCCAACCTACCGTGTATGGGGTCTTATATCTTTTCTCATTTACTGTTCCACATCCTAATAGATTATACATCCACATCAAAACAGACTTATCAGTCATGGCAATCTCCATTCTGATCGACCAGGTAGGGTAGGCTTTCTTATTGTTTTTTCTCTGTCTATCGTATTGCTTGTACTGGATGCTGCCTTCACCATCGAATAAACCAGCAATATAAGATGCGTCTGTCTCACTTATCATAATCTGAATGGTATTAAAGCTTTTAGTTTTTCTTCGGCATCTACTATCTTCTGCAACAGTTTGTCGATCTCCTCTAGATGTTGAGGATGTTCACCGATACCAACAGAGTTTTCTAGATATATCTTGATCGTTGCATCGGCTGCAGCTATATCAGCCTCGTATTTTTTCTCTAATGCATCAAGTATCGCTAATCTCATCTCTTCTCCGTGTAATCCTCTGTTCTTCCATAATGCTCGGCATCCCTTAACCTATCGATCACGTCCTCGCTTGTGATAGCTGCTACCTTTTCTAATTTTTGGATAGTATCTTTTAATTCTTTTATCTCTGCACCCGCTCTTCTACATACGGATTGTAAAAATTCTTTTTGTTTGGTCAGACTCTCAATTGTATTTTCCATCTTCATCCTCATCATGTGTTTCTATCTCACCTTGGTTGTTACAGAAAGAACAATCAGCCCATTGTTCCTCTCGGGCTATCTCGTAAGGTACCCTAACAAATCCATTACCCTTGCATACCTCACATATCTTTTTTGCCATTCTCTCTCCTCTCCTGTCTCTCTATCGCTTTCGTCATCTTGTATTGGATATACCCAGGATCATAACCTGCATAATGACATACAGTCGTAAAATTCAATGTTGGGTGTAAGAACCAGGATCTTGCCTGATCTATCGTGTTCCTGCCCTCATGGAATTTATACCTGTCCTTGATGGCATCATCTGCAGCTAGACCTAACACAGCCCTCCAGAGTTTAAGTTCTGGTTCTGGCCGTATATAATCATCACTTGTTCTTAACTTTTGATAACTTACCATTTAACTTATCAACCTTTTCGTTAACCAATATATTGACTGTCTGAGCACGGGATATTGTCGTGTTGGGCACTATGACCCTTCTCAAACTATCTAATTTGATATATGTATCCTTGGATAAGGAAACATTTTTATATTTGCTAAAGTCTGTCATTTATAACCTTTCTTTTGTACATATAATGTAGGATATCCTATTAAAATTTAAAGGGAATGTCAATGAATTATTTGTTATCAATGTTGATGTGTAGCACAGTGGCAAATACGTGTCTGCCACCCCATACCTTTGAGAATATCTATGATTCTAGCTATACGTGTCTCGTGGATGGATATCAAAAATCTATAGATAAATTAGAGGAAATAGGTCAATCAGAGGTTGATGAGCATGGTATATATATTAAATTTGAGTGCACACAGATTATTATTCCTAAGAAGAAGCCAGTCGGTTATCCAATTTAACGACCTTGTCCGCGATACTTTTTTCGTGAGAATTTTTTGTTTGGTTTTTTGGCATGTCGCCCTGGTCTTTTCTTTCTTGTTGAACCTCTGTAGGTATTTACTCCGAAGAGTGGTTTCTTTTTAGCCATTGTTTATCATCCTCTGATAGCTGCATATATCTTATCCTGCCATTTATGTGTTGTCTTGTATCCGCACCACAATTGGTGCATCTGTAATAATCTGTAACCACAGCCACCAAAACCGTGTCCTCCTCACAGTTCTCACAGACACCAACAACAGTATCTATGGATCCTAGACTCAGATGAATCTTTTTCATATTATCTTCCTTGCTGAACCCAGTATAGGTTTGTATTTAGTCTTACCCTCTGATCTATACGCGTGTAAGAATGATGCCCTCGGCTGGTCGGGTATCCAACTACAATGTATCCAGCCCGAGTTGGGTTCGCCGGGAGTGTAGAACTCGAGGATCAATTGATCTGGTGTGAGGTTGTCTTTAATCCAATCAAATAATTCAGCGTTGTCCACGCCAATACATTCGAAGTCCGCCGCCTCAGCTTTTGCATGTTGGCTGTTCTGACTCGATCCTATGGCTAGGCACAGCTCTACGCTACGGAACCCGCTGGTCACCTTGACCCTGCCGAAGTGATCACGTACCGGCTGGAGAATATTCTCACACAATGCTTTTAGTTTTTCTATCTGCTCTGCGTTAGGGTTGTTGTTGATGCCCTTACGTATCGCGGTATCACTTTTTGTAAGTTCTGAGAGTGTGAAGTTACGTGTCAAATTCATTTTTATATTTTTTCCTATTATATTTCTTTTTATTTTTAATTACAAGTTGCCTGAAACGTGCTGTACGGAGCATTTTTGCAATTCTATTTGAGATGGAGTTTTTTGATTGATTTTTCACCCATGTATACTTCTGTTTCTGCCTCACTACGTATGCACTTGTAAGACACGTTAGGATTAAATTCTCTCTCAGCAACACGACGTGCGCGTAAACATGCAGCCATGCTTTCCTGAATTCGGTGTTCCTTGATCTCTCCGTCCCAGAACATAAGAAGGGCTACCACGACCTCTATCATACCACCTTACCTTTGTTCTCACCCTGTTTAATCACATATCTCTGTGTTCCGTTCTTTCCGTGTTCCACAGATTTTTTTAATTCTTTTACATAATTCATCTGTTTAGCCTCTTTGTTTATGTGTGCTATGTAGTCCAAAACTTTTCTAGTTATTCGTCCCGTTGCCATTGTATTTAATGTCTCTGTTTGCATCTTTTAATTTTTCGATATCAGATAAAACCTTGTCCATCTGTTTTGTTAAAAATTCTATGTTGACTTTATTTAGAGCCATGTCCTCGATGTGTTTGTTGATACGATCGGTAGTTTTATAAAGATCCTCCAACATCATGTATTGTTCCGAGTCCGCGGGAAGTGATCCCATCTGACCACGTGGCCATTTTATTCTGAACTCTGTGTTCTGTTCTACGTCCTGCTCCATTATCTTGATCTTGGTGTCAGCGATGTTCAGGCGTTCCACCATCTGGAAATAGCCCATGGTGCCAAGTGCCACGATAATTATCAGACTGGCAACCGTCTTCATAGGCATCTGTACGGCTGCCGATTCTGATATGGTGAGTGGTTTTTTACTCATAAATTATTTTGACCAAAGCCAATCTTTGACTTTTTTAAATGGCCAGCAGATTATATCCCAGATTAAACAACAAATTCTTTTACATTTTTCAATCATTTTTTTTCTCCTCAATTTCGTAGAAAAAATTATCAGTATCCTCTGTCTTCCACTGACTAGTGTTCTCCACGTTCCATTCATTTGTTTGCACCTTCCATTTAGGAATATCATCCTTAACTGTAAATGATGGTATATCCCATATACATCTATTGTTTGGCTGTGCTGCATAGTTCCCATCATCGAGAGCTATGATATGTGCGCACTTGTGTTCGTGCGGGATCTCAGAGTGATCAGTATCCACTATATTAGATTCTGGGTGAGCAAAGTCAACAGTAAATAAATATTTACCAGGGTGCCATTTCTTATCTTTTCCTATATACTTACCAGCTTGTCCATCTAGGATGTCCCAAGAAGTAATAGCAGGATAATAACTAAAACAATTCCAGAGCTGAAGCTCATCAAGTCTACGTTTAGGTACGTCCTCAACCTTAAATCCGCGTTGAATAAAAGCTGTGATAGGTAGTCTGTAAAAGATTGCACCATTTTCCATAATCGCGTGCCAAAGAATTGCTTTACCTGTGATGGCTGACATACCAAAGATAATACAGTCCTCAACTTCTCCATGATGTTTTTTAAGATCAAATAAATACTCTCTACGAATTTGTGCATATTCTACCGGTATGTTTGCATTTAAATAAGCCATAGTTAATCCTTATCATAAATATCACCCCAAGTCTTACCTGTCTCATAGTCAACTTTATTGGGAACTTCTAGACTAACGGCATTTTCCATAATTTCAATTATCTTTTTTGCCTGTGCGTCTGATTCAACTGACAGATCCAATTCATCATGAATTTGTATGTGTGCTAGAATTCCTTCCTTGTATAATTCTAACATTGCTTTTTTAGTCATGTCCGCAGCTGATCCTTGAATTAATTTATTTAATGCTTTGTATGTGTAAGCTCTTCTTATCCCCGGTCCATGTTCCCTGAGTGCATCTTCGTGTAGCATGGCCTTATGCATACCGAAACTATTTGGTTCCCATAAATGAAATCGGCATAATCGACCAAGAAGTGTACGTATCTGTCCACGTTCCTGTGCACGATTAG